TATTTTTTCCTTTTCTAAGTACTCTTCCAATTGATTGTAAATTTCGGATTCTCGATTTACTGGGTGAAGCAAAGATAACATTATGGAGGTTCTTAATGTTAATACCAGTAGAAAAAGTTCCATAAGATGCAACAATGATTGCACTATTTTCTCTCTCAGTAATCTCTCTGACTAATTCTCTTTCTTCAGCATCAACTCCACCATGGACAAAAAATACTTTACGATCATCTCGCTTATCAGTATTTATCTTTTCAAAAAGTATTGCGCCATGTGATTCTACTCTACTGAAAAGAACAAGTGTATTTCCTTTCAAGTCAAGTGCAAGATTTTTAATAAAATTATTTCGTCTTTCGTGAGATATTAAATATTGTATCTCATCCTCATAAGTTTCAAACTTTTGAGGAGAATGTTTCAGGACTATGCATTGAATATCTAACTGAGAAAGATGTCCTTGTCGCATCAATTCATCGGTTTTTGTGACTTTATATGATGGACCAAATAATCCTTCTAAAACCCATTTATGAGTTTGTGTTCCATCTAAAGTTCCTGTAAATCCAAAACGATACTTTGCATGATGAAGTTTAGTCATGATTTGTATCAATGACTTACTCTTGAAAAGATGTGCTTCATCGCCTATAATGCAATCATATTCCTCAAAAAAGGAACGTTCTAGTTTATACACAGATTGCCAAGTTGTAATGGTTACAGGATATTCATTAGTTCTTTCTCTTCCAGAATAAATTCGATGACAATATGACTCAGCATTCCAACCATAATCCAGGAAATCCTTGTACATCTGCTCTACAAGAGATGTCGTCGGAACAACTAAAAGAATTTTTTCGCCTTTATCCGCATAATATCTTACGAGAGAATAAATCATTAGTGATTTGCCGCTCGCAGTGGGGCTTATCAATAGTTTTCTATTATGCTTTAGGGCACCATATACTCCCTCAATCTGATATTTCCTGGGAGTATGGGCACATATGGAATGCATGTAATCCTTAACACCTTCCTCTGAGATTTCTTCATTAACCTCAAAGGGTTGTCCATAGAATTTATTATCTTCAAATCTATAAGTATATCCATATTGCTTACAGAAAGATACGATCTTATCAAGCAAACCAACATAGATTTGCTTAGATCTCATGTCATATAGATGAATTTCTCCATTCCAATTTTTACCACGATATTGTGGCATAAATTTGGCATTAGGAACCTCAAACTTAAAGTGATCTCTAAGTTCATATTCAATATGAGGTTCTGTATTAATCTTTAAAAATACTTCGTTGGATTTTGATATAACAAGATTTGCCGTAGTATCAATCACATAAATCCATGCATCTGAGATATTTATCTACCCCAGACCAGCATTAAATCTCATAAATTCAATTGCATTTTTGATTTGATATGTTCTGTTCTGAACCATCTTGAGAATACTTTCAATATAAACAAGCATTGTGTTGTAGTAATCAATCTTCAAACATACTGTTGAAAGTTTCTCGTCTGCGTCAAGATACTTTTGCATTGTATCTTTGTCGCGTATTTTTTTTGGAAAAGGATTATCTACATAAACGTCAGGATCAGCTTTTCCAGAATAATATTCATATCGTTCGTGTCTTATATTTCTTTTCTGTTGCTCTGCTTTTTTTCTTAGAAGAAAAATGGTATTATAAAGTTCAAAATATTTTGCATGAAGCACGGGAATATTTAAAGATTCTGTATGCAAATTGTCTGTGTCTATTTTAGAATCTTTTTCCCACATTTCTTGAATTTTATCAAGATCAATGGTCATAGAGGATTTCCATCCAAATCAGTTATCTGGTATATAGTATACTTGAAAGTAACGTCTGCTGTAAAGTATTCAATGTCGGTATCAGTAGCATCAAAATTTAGTGCTGACAAATTATAAGGCCAAAGATCACTGAATTTAACCTTAAAGTTTGGTTCTAAACTACTATTTAAAATCGTTAAAGTTCCATCAGAGTAAATATTCATTGTCTTTGATTTTGACATATCAACATATTCTTGTTGATTTTGAAGATCGTAAATGTCTTTTAAACTATTTGGGTATCCAAGACCACGAATCCAATTGTGTATTTCCATATAGTTTTTTAAATCTTCGTCAACTAAAAAACGAAGAGTAAAATCTTCAAAAACAATCTTATCACCTGGAGTATCAATATCTTTTAGATAAGATGGTTGAATTGCAACACCCAAAGTCATTCCAGGAATATTTGCAGAGTTGCTGAAAAAAGCAACTTTAGGTGCTCGATTTAAAGTAAATTTAAATCCAGTAGGGGAAAGAAAATTTTTATTTTGTATCTGCTTATCAAAAATATTTGCCATTGATATTTTTTAAACTATTTAGATAAAAAAAGGGGTCCTTTCGGACCCCCCCAGATAACTCTTGTGAGATTTAGATCACATGAGGTTCTTAACAGCAACACGTCTGTAGTAACGGTTTGCGTTAACCTTAAGACGACCCAGACCTTGCTCGGTTCCTTCTGCGAATGGGTTAGCAACAAGACCGTAACGGGTCTTAAAGCCAATCTTAGGCTGGAAGGAGTTCTCACCAACGGCACGAACCATTTGGAGAGGAACATATGGGCAATAGAACAGACCTGCATCATAAGGGGAAGAACCCTTATAACCAACAACGTAGTATTGGTTGCCAGGAGTTGCGTTACCTGAAGTCAGGTTAGCAGCATAAGGATCGATATAAACACGATACTTACCTTGGAGAACACCAGCGAAGGTGTTACCAGTGTCATCAACGTTAAGGTTAGCGTTGAGTGCAGGGGTGTAATCAAGAACACCAGCCATGGTTAGAGCTGAAGCAACGTCTGCAGAGCAGAGGATGATGTTGCCCTTTCCACGACGAGTTCTCTGAGCGATAGCGTTAGCATCACGCTCAATCTGGAACAGAAGACCCTTGAACTTCTCAACTGACCAACGACCGTTTGAATCTGTGTCAAGGTCAAATACACCAGCAGTAGCAACGTTCTGAACAGCACCCTGCTCAGCAACCTTGTAGATGGTTCTGATGACTTCACGGTTGATTTCAGCAAGAATCTCAGTTGACAGAATGTTTGCCAACTCAGCTTCTGCATTCAGACCGTGAATTGCCTTGAGGTCCTGAGCAAGCTCAAGTGAGTACTCAGCCTTCAGTGCGCGTGACTTTGCAGTAACGGTGACTTTCTCAATTGAGAATGCCATCTGGTTGAATGCATCAGCACCCGTACCATCAAGATTCTCTGCATCACCAGTTACCATTCCCTGACCTACATTGTAGCCAGTGGAAGAAGCAGATGAAACTGGGTTTAGAACGGAAGGATTGCTTCCTGTCTGGGTGGTTGTACCCATACCAGAAACAGCATTAGTAAATCCTGCGCTCTCATCGAAACCAGCATCCTGACCTGAGAAGGTAGTATCTGCTTCGTTGTAGAATGCTTCGGTGCCGCTCTGGTTGGTATAACGTGAGCGCATTGCGAAGATGAGTCCAGTAGGACCGCTCATTGGTTGAACGCCAGCCAGGTCATAAGCGACCAGGTTTGGCATTGAACGACGGATCAGAGAAATCAGAACTGGGTCAAAACCTGCAGTAGGACCACCAGGAGCTGAATCAGCACCGAAACCACCTGAACCACCAGCAGCATTAGCTGAGTTGGTTGGAGATTCGGTCAGGAATGAACCTGAGGATGCGAAAGCATTTTGCTCTCTGAGGAATTTTTCTTGGTTTTCTAGCAGGACTGCGGTTACCGCTCTTCTGTGTGAATCTTTGATTGGATCAAGACCCTCATAGTTGAGGAGAGGTGCCCACTTTTCCTGCAGATGCTCTGACATGAACATTTGCGTTTACCTTTGTTGTGTGGATGTTTTGTTTGAATTATATTAAATTCAATTATTTGCTAAATCTTGAAAGAGTATTCAGATATGCAGACATTGTACCTGAAATAGATTCAGGTGAAGAATCTACACCTTCTGAAAGCGATTCAGTTCTAGCTCTTGGAGTTGATACTTTTGAAGGAAAATATGCTTCCTTCAGGGTCTCCAGTTTTTCACGATATTCTTCTTCACTTTCAAACTCAACACTTTCGGCAAGTGAAGCGAGCTTGTCTTTCTGAGTAGCAGCGAGGCCCTCAGAAACTTGTTCAAAGATTCCGTCAGCAACCGACTCTGCGAGACGCTTGTTTAGGGAAACGTTTTTCTCAATTTGCTCGTTGAGTTTTGTCTCCATTTCATCAAGTTTTTCTACCATGCTCTCAAGTACATTATATTTATCTTCAGGGATTGATACATAATGATCTTCAAAAAGTCCTTTCAGGCCAGTCATGAAGGACTCGGTTAACTCCTCCTTCAGACCTGCTTC